TTGCCGCACTCGATGCTGTTCTTCCCATAATCGGCGCAGTTCTACCGCCATCAATGCCTGCACTCGAAGCCCCTCCAAAACAGCGTCCAGAATATCATTCTCTGGCGTTCGCTCCGCACAGGTATAGGCAGCGTTCATGCGGGGGGTACGGCAGTAGAAATACATCTGTTTCCCTATGGTATAAGACATTGTGTAGCCACAAACGCCGCAGCGGATTTTGCCATGTAGCGGCCAATCGTGCTTTTCCAGACCATCACGCTCCGCAAAGGCCCGCATCGCCGCTTGTGCGCGGTCAAATTCTTCCTGCGTCACAATACCCTCATGGGTGTTCTCTACGGTGATCCAGTCCGCACGGCTGACCTTGACCGTATGTGTGCGGCCCACCATATCCCGTATTCGTTTCCCAAAGATGTTTTTTCCAATATAGCGTTCATCCCGGAGAATTTTTGATACGGTTTTATCTGTCCAGAAATTATCCTCGAAAATGCTGGGCCATCTGGTACGGGAGCATCCAGCCGACCGTTTATAGAGCATGGGCGTCGGCACAGCCTCACGGTTTAGAAGCGCCGCGATTTCCTCTGTTTTCTTACCGTCTGCCATCAGGTGGAAGATGCGCTGTACTGTCTCCGCCGCTGACTGGTCGATCATCAGACGGGTCTTATCAGTCGGGTCTTTAATATAGCCATATGGGGCGAACGGCGAGAGGAAGTCTCCCCGCTGGGCGCGAAATTTTTTGGCGCTCCGCACTTTCCGGGACAAATCTCTGCTATAAAGGTCATATAAGAGGGTCTTAAAAGATGTTTCCAAACTGTCCACATCCGTGGGCCGGATGCTGTCAAAACCATCGTTCACAGCGATAAAGCGCACACCCAGGAAGGGGAACACGCAGGAAATGTAGTTACCCACAATCAGGTAGTCGCGGCCGAAACGGGATAAATCCTTGACAACGATGCACTGGATTTTTCCCTGTTTCGTCTGCTCGATCATCTCTTGGACGGCGGGACGCTCAAAGTTTTTGCCGCTCCATCCATCATCGCAGAACTCGATCACATCTGTGTCAGCCAATTCCGGGGTACGGCTGATAAAGGCATCCAGTAAATTGCGCTGGTTCGTAATGCTGTTGGATTCAATCTTACCGTTTTCCCCTAAATCATCATCCTCTGAGGAAAGCCGGATATATTTTGCGGTGGTATTACTCATGCAGACACCGCCTCTCCCTCGGACACCAAAAACTGGAGCAGGGCGCGGTATTCATCTTGGTAACGCAGGACGATACTCACACGATTTCCAGCATCGACTTCCACACGCTCAATCAGCGCATGAGCCATGCCCTCTGTCAGTTCTGTTTCCTGTCGGTACTGAATGCAAGTAGTAAGCCAGGGATTTTCGGTGGTCTGATGGCGAGTGTCTTTCTGCTGCTGTTCCAATGCTTCCAAGCGGGCTTGGGCACGTTCCATGTCGGAACGATACTTCTGCTTCATTTCCGTGTATTCCCGCTCCGTCATTAGTTTGTCGGCGTAGTTCTGATACAAGCTGTCATAGAGCATTTTGGCACGGGAGAGTGCCTGTTTTACAGTCGTGACTTCATGCTCCACAATGGCCCTTTGGCTGACGGCCTTTGTTGACCGGCTATACTGACGCACCAACTTGTCCAGATTTTCAGCCAGCGCAATCTCCCGCCGCAAGGTGTCCCAAAGGATTTCCGTCAACTCTGTTTCATGGAGATTCTTCTTCGGGCAGGAAATTGGATTGCTTGCATGGGTTCGGCAGATATAGTTGTAGTAGAGATGGGTTCCTTTATTTGTAACATTCTTATACCGCGTCATGGTTCGTCCGCAGTCCGCACAGTAAATCAGCCCGCGCAGGATATTGGGGATTTTCCCCAGCCCGTCATGCCGCCCTAAACGCTCCTGGTAGGTGCTGCTGGCATCCTCCGCCATCCGTTGAACCGCACGGAAGGTATCTTCGTCTATCAGCGGTTCATGGGTGTTGCGAACGATGATCCACTCGGATTCCGGCACCTGATAGGGTTTCTTTCCCTCGGAGAAGCCGGAGCGTTTGCGCCCTTGAATCATGTGGCCCAGATAAACCTCATTAGTCAGGATTTTCTTGACCGCATAGACGCTCCAGAGCGTATTTGCGTAGCGTTCTGATTTGGCGTCGCCTTTCAGATAATGATACCGGGCAGGAGAAGGAACACCCCGCTCATTCAGCTTCCGGGCGATATTCTGATAACTCAGGCCGGAAAGCCGCCACTGAAACATATCCCATACCACCGGCGCGGTTTCCTCATCAGGCTCGATCCTGTGGCGGTCCTCGGTACACTTATGGTAGCCATATGCCGCCCAGGTGCCAATAAAATCACCGTTCTGCTGCTTTGTTGACAGCGCGGGAAGTATTTTTCTGGATATGTCCTTGCTATAAACTGCGTTCATTATGTTTTTCAGCGGCACAATATAGCCGTCCTGAGAACGCTCGGCGGTCAATGTGTCAAAATAGTCATTGACAGCAATAAACCGTACTCCCAGGAGGGGGAAAACTCCCTCCAGATAGTTGCCAGTTTCCCGATAATTCCGCCCAAACCGGGATAAGTCTTTGACTACGATACAGTCCACTTTTCCGGTTCGCACATCCTCCATCATCCGCTCAAACTCCGGGCGGTCAAAGTTCGTTCCTGTCCGTCCGTTGTCACAGTATAGATCATAGAGCCGCATATCCGGCTGACTGGCGATGTAGCTTTGAATCAGTTCCTGCTGTGTTTCAATGGTGTCTGCCCCTGGTTTGCCGCTGTCCTCCACAGATAGCCGGACATAGCCGCCTGCCTGATATACCTTTTTCGGGGCTTCTGCGGGTGCGGCTGGCGGCAGGATGGGATTGACCTTGCGTTTCGTCCTTGCCATCTTAGACCGCCTCCCTTCCGGGAAGCATCTCCTGGGCCTGTATGAGCAGGTCAAAGAGCCACTGAAATTCATTGTACCAGCGGTAGACAATCTCCACCCGGCGCTCACGGAAGATTAAGATGCGCTCGATCAGCGATACGACAATAGTGCGATCCAGCGAGGTAATATTCTGGTGCTTGCGGAATTGGGCCATCCATCCCTGGTTCTGGCTGAAACCGCTCATTTGCTTGTCGATTTCTGCTTGAATGGCCTCGGCCTGTTCCTCTGCTTCGGTACGGCGGTGGGAATAGGTTTTTTTCAAGTTTTGATATTCGTCACGGTCGATTACACCGTCATTTAGGCTTTCATAGAGGGAAAGCAGAAGGGTTTGATTGCGGTCAATTTCTTCCTGCTTCTTTCCAAGCCGTGCTTGCAGCTTCTTCACACTGGCCTGCTGAAGCCGTGCGGTATCGGTCAGTTCCAGCAGGTCGGAGAGGTCAATTACGTCCCGAATGTGCTTTTTCAGCGCGGTCAGAACAATTTCATCCAGGGCCTCTATCCGCATGGAATGGGAGGAACAGAGTTTTTCATTCTTGTGGGCAGCGCAGACATAGTACACATACCGCTTTTTGCCGGACGGAACCGTTTTGCGTATCATGGAACTGCCGCACTCGCCGCAGTAGACCATCCCGGAGAACAACTCCACGGCTTTGCCGCTGACGCTGGTTCTGGTGTCCAGGGCAAGCACCTTTTGAACGCTTTCAAAGTCGTAGCGGTCAATGATTGCCTCATGGCAGCCCTCTACCACCGCCCATTCCTCGCGTGGCTTCGTGACCAGCCGCTTGACCTTGTAGCTGGGTGTGGTCACACGGCCCTGCTCCAGCACTCCAATGTAAACCGGATTTTTCAGAATCCGCAGTACCATTCCGGCGCTCCAAACGGATTCTTCTTTCACTCGGAAGGTGGTGGAGTAGCGCATTCCCTGGGAACGCTTATAGTCCAGAGGCGTGGGGATGCCAGCCTTGGTCAGACGATCTGCAATATCCCCGGCACTGACACCTTCCAGCTTCCATCTGAACATATCCCGAACCACATCGGCGGCGTAGTCGTCTACCAGTAGGCGGTGATGGTCCTCCGGGTCCTTTTGGTAGCCAAAAACAGCAAAAGAGCCGATGAAATCTCCGCGTTGGGGTTTGATTTCAAGCTGGCTCCGTGTTTTTACCGAGGTATCCCGGCAATATGCCTCATTTATGAGGTTTTTGAAAGGGATTACCAGCTCATCAGATTCTGCGTTGCTGTGCAGGCTGTCGTAGTGGTCGTTGATTGCGATAAACCGCACACCGAGGAAGGGAAATAACTGTTCCAGATATTCTCCCACGCCCAGGTGGTTGCGGCCAAACCGGGATAAGTCCTTGACCACGATGCAGTTGATCTTACCTGCCTTGACCTCGGCCATCATCTCTTGGAAAGCCGGACGGTCAAAATTAGAACCTGTGTAGCCGTCGTCCACTTTGATGCCACACTCCCGCAGTTCCGGGTGGTGCGACAAATAATCACGGATCAGGTCTTTCTGGCCCGTGATGCTGTTGCTTTCGTCCTTGTCACCGTCCTCGCGGGACAGGCGGACATAACCGCAGGTATTCCATACCTGTTCAGCGGTCTGTTTCATATGCTTCGCCCCTTGTTGTCAAAGTTTAATCAGCAAAACACTTTAACAACAAGCGGGACACTTGTTTGTCCTGTTGCTCGGATGTTAACATAATATTTTCGAGTTGTCCAGAGTGTTTTGCAAAAAAGTTTTTCTCAGCACTTTGAGCGTATGTAGGAGAGCATCCTGTCCTCCAGTGTCACATCCGTATCAATGAAGCTGACCTTCACCACATATTTGCCATGACGGTAGCAATAGGGATTGCCAATCTGTCGAATGAAGTCCAAAATCCGCTCCTTCTTCGGCAGAGCGGTGTTGATCTCCACATCTCGAATATCCCGCAGGGTTGTCGGGTCCACAGTCCGAATATCCACATTCTGCATCGCTTCGACCTGTTCTCTGGTATAAGCGCACTGGCTCATATACTTCCTCCCTTCTGATTCAGCATATGCTTGTACTCTTGCTTCCATGCTCCGCAAATTACAGAACCGCCGCAGGCCATTTCTGCGGCGGTTCATTTGTAGGGAATCATCGCTTGAAACGGTAGGGCAGTTCCGAACCGCCGTTTTGCTGACCGTTGTATTTGTCCCGGATGATACGGGCGAAGCGTAGAGCGGTGTTATAGTCAATCCGCCCCTGACGGATGATCTCGTCGGGGCTGACGATAGACATACGCCGGACAAAGGCCCGGTCGCTCAATTCCATTTCATAAGTCTTGACGAACAGAGCCATACCAGAAAACATGGAGGCTTTCAGAGAATTGGGCGTACCCTGCCACGCTCCGGCCATCAGCGCCAGCATCCGGGAAAAGGCATCACCGCCTAAAAGCTGGTAGGCGTTGATAAGGGCACGAACGGCGGCGATCTCAAAGGGTTCGCCGGTCTGTGCCTCCAATGCCCAGGTAAAACCGCCGTCCTCCACCAGACGCTTGACCTCCATGATTTTTGCGTCCGAGCCAGCTTCAACCACAGCTTTGGTATGCTGCCGCAGGGTTAGACGTTTTTTGTCCGTGTCCAGCTTGGCATACATTTCCGCTTCTTCCGCATAGGTCAGGCCGGTATGGATGATGCAGGGGACGATTACATCCTTGCCGCCCGCCATCTGACGCATGGCCTCAATACGGTGCTGGCCGTCCAGAACATTGAATTTTCCATCCCGAAAGCTGACAACCACTGGGGACAGTTCGCGGCCGCTCCACTCCCGGATGATCTTGTCCACATCCTTCTGCTCCACGGGCCGCTGGTAGGGCAGACCGGAGGTCAGACGGCTGGTGGAGAGGGTGCGGATAGCGCCGGGATTGCTATACTCCACTTCGGGAAGGGGAAGGAAAGTCTGCTGTTCCGCCCGGTCCGGCTTGGGCGGGGCGTGTCTTTTGCGGTAGCTCATACGCTCATGCTCCTTTTCATTTGTTGCAGTAAATCATGTATAGCGGTTGAGATCGTACCAAACCGCTTTTTCAGATAATCAAACTGCACAGGCGTTATATCCGGGAAAACGACTGTGCAGAAGGGGTCGCTATACCATTCAAATTCCTTCTGGAATTTCTGGATGAAAGAATCCAGTTCGGCCAGCAGCGCATCCGGGGTATAACTGCAATCCTTATCATGGTTTTTCAAATCAGCAATAGATTCCTCAAAAGAGGCGTAATGTCTACCGCTGGACGAATAGGGAACAGCGGCAGGCATAGGGGCCT